GTTTTTACACCCAGCACAGACATGCCAAAGCGGATCACCGCCAGCGGCCCCAGCACAGCAGCTACCGCCACTGCCAGTGTGCCGAGCGCAACGGTGATCGCGGCAGTCGCAGCAGCAACTTTCATCAGCGTGCCTGCCAGCTGCGGGTTGGCCTCCACCCAGCGACGTAATGCGCCGGTGACGCGTTTTACGGAATCCATAATGTCCATCAGTGGCTGGCGCAGCGTTTCGCCCAGACTACTGAAAGCGTTCTGCGCCCCTGTTTTGACCAGCAACCACTGCGCAGATAAAGAGTCTTTGTTGATATCAGATTCTTTCTGCATGGAGCCGTTCGCTTCATTGCCTGATGTGAGTTTCAGCTGGCGCTGCAACTCCGGCAGGTTGTTCGCCAGCTTTGCCGCATCGTCACCAAATTCTTTGCCGAAAACCATCGTCATGGCAGACAGGCGTTTATCCTTGGGTAGTTTGTTGACCTTCTCCAGAACGCGCTGGATAGTGCCCATTGCGTCGGTGGTCATCTGCTTCTCAATCTCAGCGGGATTGAGTTTAAGCAGATCCATACCCTCAAAGAACCGCTTGCTTTGCATGGTCGCAATTGACAGCTCGCGTACCATGGCATTCGAGGCGCTGGCGGCAATTTCCGGCGCAGCGCCAAGAGACAGGAACGTGGAACCAAGGGCAGCCGCTTTTCGATAGTCCAGGCGGTCAGCCACGCCCCCCATGCGCTGCAGCACGTCGATAATATCCGCGCCCTTCGACATAGCGTTATCGTCCAGGTAGTTCAGCGCATCGCCCAGCTGTTCAATATTGCGGGTTGGTACTTTATACAGCTGCGCAATTTTACCCAGCCCTTCCGCCAGCTCGTCAGCGGGTAGCTCAAATGCCGTTGCGGCTTTTGCCGCCGTGGATGCAAAAGCCAGCAGGTCACGCTTCTGGTCTTCGTATGGATCGTCCTGGTTGGTTACGCCCATACGCGCACCACCTTCAACCAGTGCGGCATAGTCTATAGCGCCGTTCTCCATCGGCAGCTGTTCGCTGGCGGCCTTGATGGCATCCTGCATGTCATAAAACTGTTTCGTGCGGTTGCCGTTATCGTCCCGCAGTCCGTTTACCTGCTTTGCCACGCCTTTCATGGCATCTTCCATGCTGGAGTAGCTTTTCACCGCTGCCATGACCGGCGCGCCCATTGCCAGACCCGCTGCCGTGGTGGTTGCCCCTGCCCCGGCAATGCGATCCCTTACCTCAAGACGGCGTGAATATTGCTCACGTGCGGCATTCATTTTCGCTTGCTGTTCGCCCAGGCGTTTCAGGGATTTCTGCTGACGTTCCAGCGCCTGCCGGGTTTCGTCGGCATTTTTACGCAGTTCCCGCTGGGCGCTACTGAGCTGTTTAGTATCAATGCCGGATTCTTTCAGTGCTTGCCGCTGCCGTTGTACCGAACCCAGCAGGCCGTTGTAGGTCTGCTGCAGTTCCTGCACACGGTTTTTTGCCTGGCTAAATAATTTAGCCTGAGCAGCAGTTGGGCGATTTGTTGCAGCAAACTGCGTGGCAAGTTTTGCGGCTTCTTCGCGTGCAGCACTGAGATTTGTTGCAGTGATTGCAAGCTGTGACCGGGTTTTACGGAATTCATCAATACGTCCGGCCTGTTTATTCAGTTCTTTCAAACTGTTCCGGGTAGTTTGAAGCGCAGTAGCCAGCTCTTTTGAGCTGGCCTGCGCGGATCGGAATGGGCGGGTGAGCTTGTCAACCGCATTAAGAATCACCTGCAGGCGCAGGTTGTTGTCACTCATCGCTGGCCCCGCTTCTCTGAATCGCTTTATGCCGCCACTCCAGCACATCAGTCAGCGGCATAACGTCAGTGGTGGACGGCGACCAGTGAAAGATGGTAGCAATATCTGCCACCAGATCATCAACCGTCAGGCTGTCGGTAAACCGGCAAGCACCGACTTCTTCAACAAAAAAGTCACCACCTCAACGGACAGCGCGGTGAGATCGGCAGGGTCCAGCTCTGCCATTTCCTGTGCGGTCAGCGTCGGGGTGGAGATACGCGGGATCACAGTCATCATCGCGCCCACGTCCATATCCATAATGGCCTGCAGACGGGTGCCACGCAGTGCGCCGGACTGCGGCTTGCGCAGCACAATTTCGGTAATTTCAGTTTTACCACGCTTGATCGGGGTATCCAGTTGCACGGTCTTTTCAGTCAGCTTGTCGCTCATGTTCGTTTCCTGTTAATGAACTACTGGCGCGGCTGCCCGCGCCGTTAAGGTTAATCAGAGGCCGAGGGCATTACGGTGTTCTTCCATCAGGTCCACGCCGTCAACAATTTCAACCATGTTGACCAGATCGACCTCATAAAGTACCTCACCGTTAATGGTCAGCTTCGCGTAGCTGTTGGTGCTGCTGACTTTCGTGGTGCTGCTCTCGCCGGTTTTCCACTCGCCGGAATCCACTTCTTTATGACGTCCGCGCACAACCAGCTCAACGGCCTGCACTTCGCCGGTATCGTCACGCTGAATGGAGCCGGTGAAACGAAGCTGGATGCCGTCAACGGTTGCCTTGCCCATCTGCTTGAATAACAGCAGTTCGGTGCCGCCGATTGAAAATTCCGTGTCCAGTGCGCCGTCATCCAGCCCCATATCCACGTCCACCGCGCCCGGCATACCGCCGCCGCGATACTTCTCAAACTTGCGGGTGAATTTAGGCAGGGTCAGAGACTCAACGATCCCCTGCCAGTTGTTCCCGTCGTTGAACAGGTTCAGGTGTTTTAACTTACGTGGTAAAGCCATGGTGTCCCCTTACGCGCTGACCTGACTGGAGAAATCCAGCAGGTACTGATCGGTGATGCGCTGGCGCAGCATCAGGTTTTCAAGCGGCGGCACCGGCGTGTAGTCGTAGTCGATAGTGAGTTTCCCGGCTTTCAGGGAGTCTTTATCGTTCACCGACTCATCCAGCCAGCAGTCTGCGCCGATGATGTAGCCCTGTGTTTTCAGGCTGCGCAGCTTGGCGCGGATACCTTCGATAATGTCGCGAGCCAGTGACGGGTTGAGCACGCCATCTACCGCCCACATGTGCGCTTCTGCGATGGTGTCAGCCAGCACCTGCGCCGTGCGGGTGTAGTTCTCAAAAGCAAACAGTGGATCGTCACTGAGGCAGCGGGAACCCCAGAAGCGGAAGCCGTCTTTGCGGATAAGCGTCGTGACGTCATTCTGGTTGAGCAGTCCCGCATCGGTTGCCGGGTCCTGCAGATCCCAGAACACATCGGCGGAAATGCCGGTGACGCCGTTCACGCCCACGTTGGACAGGGTTTTGTGCCAGCCGGTCTGCTCGTCAATTTTGGCACGCAGGCCGAGTGCACGGGCGGAGGCGTAAGCCGTCGCATCTGCATTCAGCACGGTGTCAAAGTTGATGAAGTCAGGCCAGATCAGCATCCCCTCGCGCTGGCTGAAATTGTCACGGTAGGCAATCGCTTCTTCCACCGTTTTGCAGCCGTAGGCTGACAGGTAGGCAAACCCACGCAGACTCTGCGCCACGCTTAGCAGCTCAGTGGCAACCGCCTGCGTGTCGTGTCCCGGCACGCCGAGAATACGCGGCTTGACGCCCAGTTGCGACTGCGCAGAAAGCAGCGCTTTCATGCCCGTTTTTTTACCGTCAGCGGTCACGCCGCCGATAATGTTGGAGGTGGTTTCCGCTTCGGTTTCGCCCTGCGCCACGCGCACAACTACCGTCACAGGTTTAGCCTGGTCTGCAATCGCATCCAGCGAACGGGCCAGCGTGCCGGACTCGCCCGCTTTACCGCTGGCGGTCAACACATCGGTCAGCAGAACCGGCTTATTGAGGGGAAACATGGACGCATCAGCATCATCGCCGGTGCAGACCATGCCCACGATGGCGGTGCTCACCGTGGTAATGGATCGGGTGCCCTCGTTGACTTCAACAACGCGCACCCCGTGGTGGTAATCCTGAGCCATAAGGCAGTCTCTCCGGTTTACAGGGGGTGTGCCTATGTTCTGGTTGATATGCGCGCGGCGCACGCGCCGGGATATGTGTGGGGAATGACACAATGTAATGGGCAAAAAAAACCCCGCAGGCGCGGGGACGGGATCAGTGCTCCGGGGATTCAGGCCAGGCTATTTTTTGTTGGGTACTGGTATCAACAGCCTCCAGTTCATCAAGGTAATCCAGCCACAGGTTATACAGTGAAAGTTCATCGCCCTTTAATCTCCCGATAGCTGCTTTACCAGGCCACTGCTTACTGTTCATGTACTCATTAGCCAGATCGATTCTCGCCTGTTTTTCTGCTTCAGCAGCAATAATTGCCTCTTCTTCTGTTGGCAGAGGCGCATCCGTCCATGCGGGCATACCATCAATTACTCCACGGGTTTTTCCTGCAGGTGGGTCAGAAGTAAACTCATTAAATACCCCTTCCTCCACTTCAACCAGATCGACAGGCAAAGAACCCGCAGCTATATAAAAACTTTTCAGTTCTTCCGGGTAAAAGGCATTGTTCGACGGACTAAACCAATAATTCATCTGTAAGTCTCCCGGTATCCAGTTAATAGCCGATTGCAATAGCGCGCGCAGTTAATGCTCCGCCCGTAGCGGTAGATGGTACATAGAGAAGCCCACCATTTTGTGTTAATGAACCAAAGCCGTAGGCTACTGCTGCACCGCCAGAATCTGATCCAACCATCGTTGCGCAGGCATTAGGAAATGGCACCGGAAAAGTAAAGGCTTTGGATGTAGAGCCATCGCCAGTTTTTGAAATTGACATCCACTGAATGAAAAAAGAATGCGCCTTGCTAATTGGGATTGCCACATATCCATTAGCCACTACCAGTGAATAGGATGGCATGGGAAGTGATGCCATCCCCCCAAGCCCCAGATAATCAAGGAGAGCTGAAACTGACTTTCCTGAAAGCGCAGTCAGTGTGGCATCCAGTGGCTGCTTACCTGCCAGCGCATTCGTCATGGTAGTGGCAAAGTTCGGATCGTTACCCAATGCTGCCGCCAGTTCATTCAGTGTATCCAGCGCCGCCGGGGATGATGCCACCAGTGCAGCAATAGCTGATTTCACAAAAGCCGTGGTGGCAACCTGCGTATTGTTGGCTGTCTGCGCAGCAGTGGGTGCCGTTGGCGTTCCGGTCAGAGCCGGGCTTGCCAGTGGAGCTTTCAGCGCCAGTGCGTTATTTAGCGCAGTGACCACCGCCTGCACAAACGCGGTGCTGGCAATTTGAGTGGTATTGGTTCCTGCCGGTGCAGTTGGCGCTTTCGGCGTCCCTGTCAGCACTGGACTTTCTTTTGGCGCATACTGAGGGTGAGGGTCTGCTGCAGCAAGGTGTTTAGCCATCAGGTCATCCACATATACCTTTAGCTCCAGCACCTTGTCATCCACATACTTGCGGGTTGCCAGCACCACTGCCGGGTCAATTTTCAGGGTGATATTATCGGTGCTGCTGGTTATCAGCACCATGCGCACGGTCTGCGTGCGTCCGCTGCCTTCCGCCAGCTGCGGCTTGTAGCTCTCCGGGCAGTTGCCCACGGCAATCAGCGCGCCGGTATCATCGAACAGACCGACCTCACGAATCCACCAACCGCCCTCGGTTTCTGGGATCACCTGTTCAGCAATAATCTGGCTGCTGTTCTGCGGATCGATATACAGCATATTCAATGCCGCACGGCGTTTTTCAGCAACCAGCGCTGTCTGCTGCGCGCTGGGCGTTGGCAGCACGCCGCCACCGTCGCCCACAGCCATCTGGGTAATTTTCAACGGGACACCGAGCGCGGCGGCGCTTGCCAGTTTCGCCGCGCCGATATCCGTCAGCAGGGTATAAAATTTTGCGCTCATGGATTCACTCTCATTGTATCAATAACATGGACCGCCCCGCCCTCATAAGCGGTGCCGCCGGAAATAATGGTTTCGTTGATATACGGGTAGATCGTGATTTCTTCGCCGCTGTAGGTGGCTGCGCCCACAAAATAGGGGCCGCTGGTCTGCAGGTTGATGGACATGCCGATCAGATGGCGGCTGCACGGCTTGGCGTCACCGATCAGGCGCTCCAGTTCCAGATAGGTTTCTTCCGTGATGCCCTGATCCTGCACGCCAATGTCCAGGCGAAACGTCCCCGGCTGCTCGCCGGTCTGCCACCACTCAATAATGCGGATCAGGAAGCCGAACGGCTCCACAACCCGCCGCACGGCGCTTGTCGTCCCTTTGTGCTGATGGATATAGAAAGCATCCTGCACCACGCGGCGCTTGACGCTCTCCGTCCAGCTTTCGTCCCAGCGGTCAACGGAAAACGCCCACGCCAGATATGGCAGAAAGCTGACCGGACACGTTGCCGGGTTCCACAAATCGCGCAGCGGCACCTGCAGATCGGAAATCCCGCTGCAGGTCTGCGCCAGTCGGCGCTCAAGCGGCGATGAACCGGGTGGCAGCAGACTATTCATCCGTGCCCCCGTTGGTTACGCTCCATTCCGTACAGGATGCCGCCTGCGTCTTATCCAGCACCACATCATCCAGCGGGGAGGCCAGCTCCACACGCTGGACACCCTCTACATGCAGCGCGGCATAAATGGCACTGCGACGGATATCACGGCCCAGCCGCGTCTGACTGGCGATGTACTTCTGCAGGCTGGCTTTTGCCGCCGCCATCACCGGCTCAGCTTCCGGTCCCGGATAAAGAAAAATCGTCGCATCCACGCTGTACGGGATTATTTCGGCACTGCGCACCGTCAGGCGGTCTGCCACCGGACGCACGTTCTCGCTGTTAAGCGCCTGCTCCACCACCGCCAGCAAATCAGCCTCTGCCGTACCGTCACCCTCACGGCTCAGTACGGTAAGCACCACCTCCGCCGGTGCCGGGCTGGTTGCGCTGGCATCTGCCACGCGCCCGTCCGCGCTTCTGGCGTGAAATTCATAGGCTCCCGTCGGGCCAGCAACCGACAGCCCCTCAAACGCAGCAGGGATGCGCTGGCGCAGCGCCTCATCATCTTCCATCACTGCGGCGACCGGAGGTACTGCATCATTATCAGCAGGCACTACCGTCAGGCGTTTCACGTTGCAGTTGGCTGCCAGCTGCTCAAGATCATTTCCCATCGAATAGGCCACCATCACCGCCTGCGCAGCCTCGTTAATACGCTGGCGTAGCAGGATTTCGCGGTAGGTGCTTTCCTGCAGCAGCTTGGTGACGGGTTCAGATTCCAGCGCCAGCGTGCGCCGTACCGCGCCCTGCTCATCCGCCGGATAAAGGGCCACAAAAGCGGCCTTGCGTTCAGCCAGCAGCGTCTCAAAATCCGGCACGTCCACTATCTGCGGCGCGGGCAGTTGGGAAAGGTCAATCACTGCCATTGTCTGCTCCTGTAGATACCGAAAGGGAAACCGGCGCGCCGTTGTTGCGCTGCCCGGTAAGCTCAACCACCATGGAGCCGTCAAAATTGCTGCTGATGGTGATGGAATCCAGCGTAAGCCGTGGCTCCCAGCGACTCAGGGCCACATAGACCGCAGACATGACCTGCAGGCGTAGCGCCGGATTCTGCGGCTGGTCAATCATGGCGGACAGCAGGGAACCATATTCCCGACGGGCAATCCGGCTGCCCTGTGGGGTCAGCAGAATATCCCGCACTGACTGGCGCAGATGGTCCGTATCAGTAATGGCCTTGCCGTTGCCCTGGCTCATGCCGATATACAGCGTCATACCGGGCCTCCTGACGTATCGCCGCCGGACTTCACGCCGGTGTGACCGTGTTTATCCACCACGATCCCGTTGGAACTCATCGCGCCGCCGCCCTGGGTGACGCCGCCATTGATCACCATCTCGCTGTTAATGCGCGTGGTGTCAGCCTCCACCACAAACTCACCGGTTTTGAGGGTGATATTGTCCGTCGCCTCGATCACCATGGATTTGATGCCCCGGACATGCCACCGCCCGGTGGCGGGTTCATACTCAAACCAGCCCCCGTCCGGGTACTCCGTCACGCAACCGTCCACGGAATCTGAGGGCGGCGCAAACTGATTGGAGTAGATGGCGGGCAGCACAAAAGCGGTTTCCAGATTGCCGCCCATACTCAGCAGCACCACCTGCTCATCCGGCGACGGACACCACCATGTACGGGCACCACCTGCACGCAGCGTCAGCCAGTTAATCCAGTTGGTTTCAAGCTCGCCCACTCTCACCCGGCACAGCCAGTTTTCCCGGTCCACTTCGGTCACGGTGCCGGTGCGGATCAGGTTGGTGATAAGGCGCATGATTTCGGTCAGTTGTGCATTCATAACGAAAGGTTGCCATCAGAGGGAAAAGGGAGGCAGCGCGGGCGCTTGTGCCAGCGGTGGCACAAAGATCACCCCGCCAGCCAGCGCAGCAGAGTGTCACGGGTGATGGTTTCCACCTCATCATTCACGCCCAACAGGCGGCGCTCTGCGTAGCGGACCTCCGGGCCTTTTCGACTGACGCGATCCCGCAGGCCGTAATGGTGAACACGGGCAATGCGCTGCACCTTGCCATCAAACTGCACGCTGGCGGAGTCCGCACTGGCGGTGGTTTTCAGGTATTTTGTGGTGCGAAGCTTTGCAAACATCTGGCGTTTGATGCGCCCCTTCTTGCTGCGGGCTGTCACCCGGCGCGGCTCATAACCGCTGCCGTCAGGATTACGCTGCAGCCTGATGTTCTGCTGCTGCGTCCGGCGCAGCTGTTTCGCCAGTTGCCGCATCATACGGCTGCGTGCAGCAGGCTCCAGATTTGCCAGCAGCGCCGCCAGCCAGTCATCCACCCTCTGCAGCTCATCCACGTTTCACCGTCCACATTTCTTCGGGTTCGTCCGGCTCCGGCACCGCTTCAACGCTCGACACGCTGCCGTCAGTGCTGACCAGCACACGCTCCGTCAGTTGCAGGTTCAGGCTGATATCGCACACATCGTTGCGCAGAATATCCACTTCAAAAGTGAACAGTTTTTCGCGCAGATCAGGATTGTTGATGGCGTCCGGCTGGTTATCACTTAGCCACAGCAGCACTGGAGCCATCAGCAGATTCTGGTCGCCGCTGAAATCCTCGATCACCACGTTCAGGGTGTAGCGGTACTCCCATGACATGGAGCTGGCACCGGTTGCCACCAGTGATCCGTTATCAACGAAAAGGTGCAGCTTGTCCGGGTTATCGCGGACGTAGGCAACCGCTTTATTCAGGGCGCTGCGTAAGGACTGCGGTTTGTTCACTGTCTCGCTCCTGACACGCAATAATCGTGTCCACTTTGTCAGCACAGACCGCCCAGGCGGCCTCGGTTTCATCCAGCACCGCATTCAGATCGCCGTTACTGCGCGGCGCTGACCTTTCCAGGCGGCACTGCGTCACTCTGGGACAGCCACTCACGGTAAGCTGCACCTCCGGCGAGGGCCGGGCGGTCCCGCAACCTGATAATGTCAGCAGGCAAAGGAGTGTCAGCCCAGCGGCGTAAATCCTCGTTTTCACGTTTTAGCTCCTCGATCCGGCGCTGGCGACTTCGCAACAGTGCGGTGGTCTGCTCCGCTGCCGCATAAAGCCGCGTCTGCTCCCGGCTGTTGGTTTCGGTCAGAATGGACAGGCCGATCAGCTGGCTGTTTTTCTTCGTCAGCTCCTGCGTTTTGCTTTTCAGCGCCGCACCCTGCGTCTCGATGGTGTGGCTGGCATTGTTAAGCCGCCATGACTGCCAGCCCAGCGCCGCAAGCGCCAGCGCCAGAACCACTGCCAGTAAACGATTCATTCCCGCAGTGCCTTTAGCTCATCTTTTATTGCTAAGCTCATGGCTACTGTAAAAACACACACCATCCCTGTGAGCTTCCATCCGGCAAGCGACATGACAAAGGCAAGAACGAGGCGCTGATACCAGGCGAGAGGCACTTTTTCCATTAGCCCCAGCACCCTGCTCAGCAGCTGACGGACGCGTAGCCGGTCACTCCCCGTCAGCGTGCAGGAGTACAACCCAGCAAAACAGACCAGTGAAAATGCGGCATACTCAAACCACATAATCAGCGCCAGCGGGAAAAGCGCATGAGATGCCGGGAAATTCACATCAACCATCACAAGGAGCGCCAGAACCGAGAGCGGCAGCCAGTAACTTTTTAACCATTTCATTTCGCTATACTCCTTTTAAGCACCAGGCCATTTCCCGCGCGCGGCGGTTGTCCAGCCCCTGATTAAACACACCTTTGACATACACCCAGCGCGGCAGCTGATGGCAGGCATCTGCCCAGCGCCGCTGGTTCAGCAACTTAACCAGCGTGGAGCTGCAGGCGTTGCCGGTGCCCACGTTGAAAGCAAACGACACCACCGCGTCATAGACTTTTTGCGGCATCGGCTGCACCACACATTTATCCAGCGCCCGCTCCACGTGCAGTACGTTGGTGATAAGTCCCTGCGCCGCCTGCCGTTCCGTGATGGTTTTGCCCGGCACCACACCGGACGTATTGCCGATCCCGTCGGTCCACACGCCCGCGCTGCACTGATAAGGCTGCAGGCGGCACCCCTCGTAATCGGCAATCAGTTTCAACCCCTCAACGGAGGTATGAAGCGACTGGAAACCGGGCAGCGTGGCAGCAATAGCCAGCACCGCCCCGACAAGGCAGCGCTTAACGATTGAAGGATTCATATTCCCCCCGCGAAATCTTGCCGCCACGTAACAATTTGAAAGACTGGTGTTTGTAGTACCAATTGATAGCCAGCATCAGCGCACCAATCAGTACGCCGCCAACCGTTGACGCATCCTTGAGCGACAGATCGCCCAGCCATGCCAGCAGCACGGCGATGCAGTAAGTGATAAAGGCGCTGATTCGTTCAAGCGTCATAATTCAGTCCCATAGCTGGATGGTCTGCGCCGTGGTTGACGCCGTAATGTCCGGCAGCTCCACCTGCAGCCCGTGCGGTAAAAATGGGCCGTACTCAGCCAGCCCCGGATTTGCCTGCAGAACCTGCTCAGTGACACCCTGCGTGCGCCCGTAATGACGCCAGCAAAGCGCGTCCACCGTGTCATACTGATGCGCACGCACTTTCATCAGATAAGCTCCACCGTAGAGTGCGGTGCATCCTGCACCCGGCTGATAGCCCAGCGGGCATCACGCCACAGATCGCCGCTGGCCTCCGCCAGCTCCTCCCCTCGCTTCACACCTGACGCCGTGGCGTCATAGTCCTGATAACGCTCATTGAGCACAGCGCGCGCCCAGCAAAAAACAGCGTTGTGGTAGTGCTGGATACGCTCGCTTTTGCCGTCCAGCATTTCTGCGGGAACCTCAGCAAGTGTCCGCCAGCCCAGCATCTGCTGACGGTTGCGGAAGTCGTACAGCTCAGCGTTAACCTCAGAGATCGCCGTCAGCACGACCTGCTTTAAACGCGGCTGCGTCACCGTGCCGTCAGTGCGCATCACACTGCGAAATTCCGACAGGTCCACATCAGGCCAGAACGGCGTATTTTTGATGACCTCCGCCTGTTCCGGTGCCTGTTCGGGCGCAACAAACTTCATGCGGCTTTCTCCTGAATAAGTGGGCGGTGGACGGGGTTTTGATGTGGCAGTGCCTTTCGCCACCCCGTGCCGCCCGTGCGCGGGGCACGTTCTTTAGCGGCTGTCATTGCGCAGTCTGCGCTCCAGTTGCTGCTTTTCTTTTTTAACGCCACAGCGGGGATCGAGCTGCAGCGCATGGGTAAGGTGATTCAAAGCTGATGCCGGGTTGCTTTCGCTCAGTACAGCGCCGATGGCTTTATGCAGACGCGCCCGCGACTGGTCCGGCATATCCAGATCGGTTGTCAGGTCCAGCGTCTGCAAAAGCAGATCGGCATCAAAACCGGCTGCGGCTAGCAGAGCGCTTTGCGCCGCGTCTGCCATTTCTTCTGCCAGCACGGTCTGCACGTTACGGTTGCCCAGCGGCATTACCCAGCCATGGCGCAGCGCATGACGCCCGATTTCCAGCGCACCGGCATAATCACCGGCGTCGATACGCCACAGCATCACGTACATCAGCACGTCATCCTGCTGCGCACCTCCGGCAGCCAGCACGCCCTCCGCCCAGGCGGAATATTTCGGCAGCAGCTCCACCTTGATTTCCGCCTTTTTCACCGTGGACTGGACGCCCTTGAGGCGGCGGCGGTCTTCTGCCAGCTGCAGCAGCATCAGGTCATAGCCCGACGCATGGCGAACACTGCCGCCCTCACGGGCGGCCTGTTCGGCCTGAATGCGCAGGCGGTGCTGCCGTGCGGGACTCAGGCTCATGCGTTATTCCCCACCTTCCGGTGCGGCAGGCGCGCTAAAATCACCGATTTCGATGTTTTCTACCAGCGCCGCGCAGCGGTAGTCCTCGACCACATACGCCTCGTTGACGGATTCAAAGTTTTCAATCCGGTCACGTTTCGGGTTGTCGATAACAGAACGGCGGCGGGTGTCTTCCTGCCAGTAGATGGACAGGTTATCCAGACGGGTGATCAGCAGGGCATTTGCCGGGAAGAAAGGCGCGCGCACAGCCTGCAGGCCGCCCATGCGTTTCTGGCTGATGATCAGATCGGCGGCGATTTTCTCGCTGTTGTCCTGCTCTTTGTTGACCAGCGGGAAATACTTGTCAGACAGCAGTTCACGTCCGCAGACGACAACCAGCTCGTCATCATCCTGATACTCCACATCGATCAGCTCGTTGACGGTATCCATCACCACCGCGTCAAGATTTAGATACTTACCACCCGGACCTACTTTTACCGGTTCCGCAGTAGTGGTGCCGTCTTCTGCGGTTTTGCTGCCCATGACATGATCCGGCGCGTCTTCGCGGATTTTCTGCAGCCAGCCCTTATTTACATCCTGCAGCAGCGGGTTTTCAGCACGGTTGGAGGTTTTGGCGCGCTTCACGCCGTTAAAGCCGATCATGATGCGGTCCAGCGCCTGACGCTTGACGATGGCGTTGCGGATACGCACCTGGAAGTCCTGGAATTTCGCCCACAGGTCCAGTTTTGCGTAAGTCAGCACCGTATCAAAGTTGGTCTGCTCGCATTTGTATTCCACGTCTTCCATCAGCGTCGGATCGGTAGGCTCGCGCTCTTTGGTGGTGGTATCGGTGGTTCCGGCAATGGTGCTGCCAACGCCCAGCCCCAGCAACTGCCCGGATTGCTCAGTGACCGGCGTGATGTTAATCAGCGTCAGGAAAGCGGCGGACTGCTGGATCTGGTCTTCCAGCGTCTGCTGCACGGACGGGTCCACGGTGAACTTGCTGGAAAGTTCTTCAATCTCCACACCGTTCAGGCGCGCCAGCTGCTGCAGGTAAGCGTTAAAGGCAAAGCGGGTTTTCTTTTTCATCGGGTTTTATGCTCCATCAGCAATTGGTCAGGGTGCCTGCCGGTGCGTCACCGCCCGGCGCGCGCTGGCGGTAGTCTTTACGGCTGTCTTCGCTGCTCAGCTTTTGCTCAAGCTCGGCAAAGGCCGCCTGCTGCTCCTGCAGGGAGGACTCCAGCTCAGAAAGGCGCTTGTCCTGTTCGGACAGGGATTTATCCGTGCGCTCGCTCAGGTTCTGCTGCTCTGTGGCGACCAGTTCCACGGCTTTATGCACGTCGGAGAAACGCGCCTCATCGGTCTGCTCTTTTTTGGTGAACAGCGCGGTGACGCGGGCAAAGAGGGACGGCTTTTCGTCCTGGGCTTCTTCCAGTTCGATCAGCGTTTCAACCGCTTCCGAAAACAGGTTTTCAGGGTTCTGCTTACGGTTCGCCAGCGGGTTATGCGCGGCGCTGGCGCTGAATGCCAGCATTTCGGTGCCAAGGCTCGCCGGATCGTCCGTCGCACCCAGCCCCACAAGGTAGGCTTTGCCGGTGTCGGCAAACTTTGTGCTGACCTCCATGGAGGTGAAAAGCTTCTGGCCTTTCTTCACCAGTTCCACCAGGGCGTCCGTGGGTTCGATATCGGCATAAAGCGCCATCTTGCCCGCCAGCGGCCCGTCCTTGATTTCTTCTGCTACCAGCCCCGTCACCCTGCCGTAGCGGTTAAAGGTGCTGTCCGGCAGATAAGACTTGATGTGCTCAAGGTTAATCAGCGCGGTATAGACCGTCGGGTTATAGCTGGCAGCCATCTGTACCAGCCATTCACGCTGGATTTCGCGCCCGTCAGTGGTGGCACCTTCCACCCCGATACGGAAACGCTTTGCTTTCACTGTCATGAGCCGTGCTCCGTTAGAAAAAAACTTACTGGAGCCTTATGTTTGCGGTGATGGGGGGAGTGAAACAACGCGCGGCACTTGTACGGTAAACCACACAAACCGCAGCCGGGGAAAGCCGCCTGTCAAGGCCGTATGTTTGTGCCATGAACACCACACTGACCCCCGCAGACCTCGATCCCCGTCGGCAGGCCATGCTGCTGTACTTTCAGGGATACCGCATCGCCCGCATTGCTGAAATGCTGGGAGAGAAACCCGCAACCGTTCACAGCTGGAAGAAGCGCGACAAGTGGGGCGACTACGGCCCGCTTGACCAGATGCAGCTGACCACCGCCGCGCGCTACTGCCAGCTGATCATGAAGGAGACCAAAGAAGGG